TTAAAGAAGCATCTAACACAGCTTTAAAACAATCCAAAACAAATTTACCATCACAACAGAGATTAACACCTAAACCAGGATCTCTAAATCTAGAAAAAGAAAAAACTAAAAAGACGCAAGCCGAAACTATTGACGAAACTTTAATCATTCCAAAAGACCTTCGCCTAGGTAAAACTCTTTATATAAATCGAATTCCTAAATTACAACCAAATGTGTTAATAAAAGCGTCTAATTATTATTTATATAACAGAGAGATTTTTATTAGTTTTATTAATTCTCTCTTTGAACCTTATAAGCAACAATTATTAAAGGAAGAGCAAGATATGTTGTCAGGTAAAGCATCAATAAGTTGCGCTGCTAATGACAGCTCTAATTTTTCTCTCTTAATTCATCAAAAGATTGTGCGAGATTATATAAATATTTATACGCCATATAGAGGGCTCTTGCTATATCACGGGCTTGGCTCAGGTAAAACGTGCTCTTCTATTGCTATTGCGGAGGGGATTAAAAATGATAAAAAAGTCCTAATATTGACACCTGCCTCGTTAAGGGACAATTATGTTGAAGAATTGAAAAAATGCGGAGACTTTATGTATAAGAAAAATCAATTTTGGGAGTTTATAGATACCAAAGCAAACCCGCAATACTTAGAATATTTAAGCTCATTGCTAAAGTTATCTCAAGAATATATAGCTAGTAACGGTGGAGCCTGGTTTATTAATGTGAAAAAAGAGCCGAATTATGACAGCCTGGATTTTGAGGACCAAAAGAAAATAAATTCGCAATTAGACAAAATGATAAATTACAAATACCAATTTATAAGCTATAACGGCCTACGAAGCTCTCACTTAAACGGAATGACTTACGGCGGAACAATAAACCCCTTTTCTAATAAAGTAATCATTATTGACGAAGCCCACAATTTTATTAGCAGAATAGTGAATAAATTGACCCGCAAAACCTCGTTATCAATGAAATTATATAATTATTTGATGGACGCAGAAAATTGCAAAATCATATTACTGACCGGCACACCAATAATTAACTATCCAAATGAAATAGCAATATTATTCAACATTTTACGTGGCACAATTAGGAGCTATAGTTGCAAGCTAATATTAGATAAGAAAACGATGACTAAAGAAAAATTAGAGAGCATCTTTAAATCCGCAAATATATTAAATTATGTAGACCTTATAGAATATAACGCAGTTAGCTATGAAGTTACTATTACGCAAAACCCCTTTGGTTATGTTCGTTCGGATACAAATAAAAATAAGCTAGCTTATTCGAGCGATGTATTGTCAAGCGACCAATTTATGCAAAAAATAAAGGAAGCGCTAGAGGCGCAATCTCTCAAAATTGCTGGCAACAAAATAAATATAAACGGATATAAAGCTCTTCCTGATAATTTCGACGACTTTAAGTCCTTATTTATTAGTGCAAATAATTCGATAAATAATCCGTCTATGTTTAAAATGCGTATAATTGGACTAACGTCTTATTTTAGGAGCGCACAAGAGCAATTGATGCCTAAATACTCGCATTTGAATAGCGACGACTTTAAAATAATTAAAATTCCTATGAGCGACTTTCAGTTTGGTGTTTATGAAGAAGCCCGCGTTCAAGAGCGCAAATTAGAGGAGTCTAATAAAAAGAAGAAGTCTAAGAAAACGAAGACTGGTGCACAAGGCGACGACCTTTATAGCGATAGTGTGTCGACATATCGCATTTTCTCGCGCGCATTTTGCAATTTTGTATTTCCGAAGCCGGCTATAAAACGGCCTATGCCAAATAACGATGAAACGCTAGAAACCACATTAGAAAATATGTCTGCATTAGATGATGACGAAGTTATTGGTAAAAATCTCTCTGAAGATGTTATAGATGACCTAAGTATTGCTGAAAAATTGAACAATATTGATGGCAAATATGACGCTGATGACATTAAGGATTTGGAGCAAGACGCAGCTGCCCAAAAATTGGGCGACCTAAGTTATAGCAAGCGTATTGCAGAAGCACTAAAAGAGCTTGAGAAAAATGCAGCCAAATATTTATCTAAAGAGGGATTGCAACTTTATAGCCCCAAATTTTTGCATATTTTAGAAAATATTATTGATAGCGACCATAAAGGCATTCATTTATTATATTCGCAATTCAAAACATTAGAAGGCATCGGTATTTTGAAGTTGGTTTTAAAGGAAAATAGCTTTGCTGAGTTTAAAATCAAGAAAAATGAAAGCGGCGAATATATTTTAAATGTATCTAGTGAAGATATGAATAAGCCTATGTTTGCTTCTTATACTGGGTCAGAAACACCTGAAGAGCGCGAAATTATTAAAAATGTATTAAATAGTAATTGGAAACTTGTTCCGTCGTCGCTAGTAAAAACGTTGCAAACGCTGTCAGAGAATAATTTCTTGGGACAAATAATTAAGGTGCTAATGATTACGTCGTCGGGTGCGGAAGGTATTAGTTTGAAGAATGTGCGTTATGTTCATATTACTGAGCCTTATTGGCATCCTGTGCGTATTCATCAGGTTATTGGTCGCGCGCGGCGCATTTGTAGTCATAGCGATTTGCCTAAAGAGCTGCAAACTGTGAATGTGTTTTTATATTTAATGGTTTTTAGCGAGCAACAATTGTCTAGCGACTTATCTATTGAGTTGAGGCTAAAAGATATATCGAAAAAAAACAAGAAGCAAGTCATTACAAGTGACGAATATTTATACGAAATTTCTAGCATAAAAGAGGAAATTAATGCCTCGCTCTTGCAAAGTGTTAAGGAGTCGGCAATAGATTGCAGTATTCATACGCGGGCTTCAAGCACTGAAAAAGACGTCAAATGCTTTGTAATAGGTAATCCAAGCGAAAGCAAATATATATATACTCCAAACATAGAGGCTCAAGATAAAGACGAAGGTATGAAACTAAACAAACGAAAACAAGTATTAAAACTAAACGAATTAGTATTAAATAAAATTAAATACGCGTATAATAAAGAAACACAAGAGCTCTACGATTATGACAGTTTCTTGAAAAATGAATTGTTGCTTGTAGGTAAGTTAGTCACACAAGACAACGGCGCCTATAGATTGGAGAAGGTTTAATTTAACATAAACGCCCATATGCTATAATATAACTAAGCATTAATAACGTCCAAATTAGCCCAATAACTAACAAATCTTGAAACATATCTAGAAAAGGGCTTCTGTACATTATTTATTGTTAAACTTTAACTCTAACAATAAATATAAAAATATAGTAATCAATTTTTTATATTCAAATATTGAGAGATTTAAGGAATAGTGCCCTTAATAGTTTAGCGCCTATTTTTTAAATAGTTTTATAAAATATTTAAAACTAAAGTGTTTTTTTAAATATTTTGTAATTATATATGGCATCATTTAGAAAGAAACGTTCTAGGAAATATAAAAGAAGAAATACAATAAGAAATAGGCGGAGTAAAAAATCATTAGTAGGTGGTAGAAAGTGGTTTGAATTGATACCCAGTAACCCTCTTTCAAGCAAACCTGCTCCTTCAATCAAACCTGCTCCTTCAATCAAACCTGCTGATTCTCCATATATGATTGTTCCAGCTGTTGGAGATGCTCATTTAGTGACAACTACAACTGAAACTAGAAATATTTCATTCGTAAATGCAACAATAAAAAACTTGATGGATGCCATTAATATCGCTCTTGAACGAATGAACGAATTAGAAACAGCTAACACTATGAGAAATAATAAGGGTAAACTAGACTCATTAATGATAATAATAAATCATTTAGACACTATTAAAAATAATCTAGAAAAATCTTATGATAGAACTATATATAGTGAATTGTATTCCTTGTTTCAAGAGTATGAAGATAGGATACTCAGTATTATATTTATAAATACACACGAAGAAACGTTAAGAAATATCGGAATACTTCAGGTCAAAATTATCGACAAAATTGGGCGAGTTTAATTAAAGTAAAGTAAGATTGATATATAAATAAACATATAAAACGAAGAATACATTAACTATTCAATTTCTCCATTATTAGCATTTGGTTAGCTAATAGTTGCTCTAACTGGACAGACAACCTATCTATTTTACTATGCAGTTCATAGTCTATATTGCTAGAGCTAATGTTTTTTAAAGAATTGTTAGCATTAAATTGAGAGATTTCTTCTAGTTCTTTTTCTTTTTCCATAAGCAAGCCCACGTTTAAATCGACTACTTCAATGCTAGGAGGAGGAGGAAAAGTAATAGACCTTTCTTTTTGTATTTTTTCTAATAGTTCATTCATATTATTACTAGACAAGGGCTCATCTTCTTTAACATCGCTAAAATCTATTATTTCGGGCTTTTTCAATGTTATAAGCTCACTAAAGCTCACCTTTTTAGCACTAAGTTCTTTATCAAATTCTTCTAGTTTTTCGGCTTTTAACGTTTCTTTGATTTCAATAGGAGTTAATAAAGATTTTTTATAATTAGCTATAGTTGTTACCATATTTTGCAATATAATTTTATTTATAGCAATAATATTTTTAGGGTCGCTAATAGTATTAGAAGAAAGCTCTCTAGTTTCATCTAAACTTTTTAGTATTGTTTTTTCGAATAACATTTGAATATTATTAAAATCTGTTTCAGGTATATTATTAAATACTTTATTGTTATATAACACATTCCATAAAACCTCTTTATTTTCCTTACTTGTTATAAAACTTGCGTTGCTATTAAAATTTGCGTTGCTATTTAATTTTGCTGACATTTATTTTTAATATACTACAAATTTAACACTTTAATTTATAATTTATAATTTATATAAAAATATAATGTTTTATTTTATATAAATATATAATGCTTAAATTAGCGCTTCTATTTTTAGGAATTCATAAAGCCTCGTTTTTTTCTATCCCGCCAATTAATCCAAAAACACAAGTTCATTTACATTTGGAACGATTTAATGATGACTTCAATTTATATCATATTGGAATAAGCTTTAAAAATAATAATAGTTTATTAAGATACGATTATCGCCCTTTTTGCGAACCAAATAAATGCGAATTTAAAACAATTAATAATGATGTTAATGCTATTAATGCTAATGCTATAAGTGTAAATAGCAATGGTGCAGTTGTTTCAAATAAACAGCTAACATTTGTCGATAAGCTATATAGGTTTTATATACCCGAAAATGTTCCAAATAAAACCATATATTGGGGTGAAACCAGCAAATCGTTGGAAGAAGTGGAGCAATTTGAAAAAACTCTACCAAAAAAATATATATTAGGTATTAACGATTGTCGCCATTATGTAAATCGCATTTCATTGTGGGCGCTAAACAAGCGCACTCCTATATGGAGTCTAGAAAAATTATGGAACATTACGCACACATATACTAATTTGTCTTAATTATATAACATATTAATTATTAAAAATTTAAAAATTGAATAATTAATATACAACTATTAAGTAATGCATTATAGCCAAGTTATGGATTTAGCAAAATTAACGAAAGCTGAACTTATGTTACAATGTGAGCAACAAGGAATTACAAATTATAAATCAAAAAGCAAAGATGCACTAATTAAATTGCTAGAACCTAATGTTTGTATTGAAAAAAGCATTGACAATCCTAATCCTTCAATTAGCGTTGAAAATATGTGCGGTCTAGAATATTTAAAAACATTAGACCCTAACTCTATTGATTTAATATTAACAGACCCGCCTTATATTATATCTAAGTCGAGTGGTCTAGATAAGCATTATAATAATGTTAAATATAATGAAGCTAATGACATTAACGAGGTTAAGACAGAAGCAGAATGGACAAATTATAAACTGCAAAACGCGATTGAAGATGACACACATAAAAGCAATTATATTAAATATGGGTCAATATACGGAAAAAAATATTGCGTTAAAACCGACTACGGGTCTTGGGATAGTGATTTTAGTTTAGCTATTTTGGAAAAGTTTATTGAGCTTTATTATAGCAAACTAAAAAAAGGCGGCACATTAATAATGTTCTTTGACTTATGGAAAATTACAAACCTAAAAGACTTATTAGAGAAATACAATTTTAAGCAGCTTAGGTTTATTGAGTGGATTAAGACTAATCCGCAACCAAGAAATAGTAAAGTCAATTATTTAACTAATACTAGAGAGATTGCGCTATTAGGCGTTAAAGACAGCAATCCAACATTTAATAGCACTTATGACAACGGCATTTATAGTTATCCGTTACAAGGCGGTAAAAACAGGTTTCATCCTACGCAAAAGAGTCTAGCGCTATTTGAAGAACTCATTAAAAAACATTCGAATGAAGGCGATACAATATTAGATACATTTTTAGGCTCTGGAACAACTGCGCTAGCTTGTAAAAACACTAAGCGACTTTTTAAAGGCTGCGAAATCGATAAAACATATTATGACAAAATAGTGACGCTTTTACAATTACAATTACAATAAAAAAACAATATAAAGACTAGTGCATAAATTATACTTAGTTTATAAAGCAACAATTGTAAAATGTTGCCCAAACAATGCTAGCAAATTTTCAAATGCCCAGCGAAATTTAATGCAGTCGCGATTATTATGCACTTGAAATTCGCCAATATTTACGCCATTTATGCTAATAGACGAACTTTCATTCCATAGCTTTTTTTTAATATTGTGACTAAAGTTAATGCTATTAGTATAAGGTAACCAATTTATCTCTTCTTTTAATACAATAAAGGCTAGCAAATCACTATGCTTATTATAATATAATATAGGACAATCAAAAGTATGCGCACTATAGACTTGCAATAAATTGGCAATGTTATTGCTAATAAAGCTCTTGATTTGGTCTAAGCCTATGCTTTGATCTAGTGCGAAAAACTCGCAAAACTTTTTGCGTGAGGGTTGCCCTAATACTTGCGGACACACTTTGCCGGTCTTATTTTTGCTCGTTTTAGCGCTTAAATGAATGCTAGGGTCATCTACACATTCAAAATCATATTTGCTCCCACGACTTGCGCAATGCCTAATAGCATAAGGAAACACATTTTTAAGATTGCTAAGTCTGTTTTTGAGAGATTGTGCTTCAACCAAACTATATTTGTAAAGTCCATCATAAGGCGTTTCATAATTCAAACAAATTGCCATTTCGAACATTTTGCCCAAATCTTCAGTAAGCACCTTTGTGGTTGTTGCTGCCATAATAGATAGTGATTAACGTTATAAGTCTAATAATAATAATCTTTATCTTTAATTCAATTTTTATTGGGTTAATTATTAGCTATTAATCAATAAACACCGAATTCATTTTTATGTTTGCCTCATTATAATATTTTTTCCTATATTTTTTCATTGTGCTGTCTTTTATGCGTGTATTTTTAAAATAGCTATAAGTTTTATTTTCTTGTAATAATTCTATTATAAAATATAGCGCATACATACCACATTGCCCGTCGCCATATTGATGAGTAAAACCTTCATTATCATCTACAGTTAATTGTATATTTAAATTGCGCGCTTGATCCACTATTCTGTTTATTAATACTTTTATTTGTTTTGGCATTCTAGTTCCATTACTATCAAAGTAAAAAACGAACTTTCTAGTCAAATCAACAAATAAGGATATCCAATGTTTTCCAGGTTTATTATGAGGGTCAGTGTTAAATATTACTCCAATTTTGCTAATATTATTTTTAATATGATTTTCTAAATTAAAATTACATAATTGCTCCCAAACGCAAGTAGAAAACATTTCTTTTGTATCAAAATCTATAGGTGTCGGCCCTATAAACTTAAAATGTTTATGGGATTTTTCATATTGTTTCATTATTTTAGTTATATCAACACTAGAGAGCCACGTATTGGGCTTTGACGACCAAGTTTCGGGAGAAAACGGCTTAAATATTTCTTTTATTAATAATTCTCTATTATTAACTTTACTTAATGGCGTTTTTTCTAACCAACATAATTCATCATAGCATTGTTTATCTAATTTTTGCTTGAAAAAATTCCATATTTCTTTACTATTATTAGTCAAAATTTTGTTGCTATTATTAGCATTCCACACATTTTTAAATAATTGCAAATTATTACGCGTATAGCAAGTATAGTGTTTCAACTCGCTATCAACATATTTATTTTGATACGGTGAGCATTTGAGTTTGCGAAATTTACGCGTATTTTTTTTACATTTGCGACCTATTTTCTTAAATGTATTATACATATTATTTTATAGTATTATTTAATATAGTAATATAAAATAATTTTTTAACTGCGTTTTTGTGGAAGTATTTTTCTTTTAGTGTTTGAGCTTTTTCTAACAACAAACAAATCTAAATTTGTAATGCATTTTTTAGCGCACATACTATTTAGTGTTGCATTATGTAAATTGAAATCATTTAAAGAGGTGTCGTCGCAATAATTGTGTGCGTTTGTAAAGTCTTTAAGCTCTTCTTTTATAGAGTTTTTGAGCTTTTTTTCCTTTAAATGGCTTATTAAATTTAATATATATAACAAGTAATAAAGCTTGTATTTTTCGCCGTTTGCTATTTTAGAGTCATCGCTATTTTCTATAAGTTTTTCTAAAGTTGTTGCATTATATTTAATTATTTGTTCTTTGTAAGTGGCTATGTTTTCTTCTATATTAGTATAAATGTCTTTTAATAAATAATTAGCGCTTAGTAATTGTTCTAATTTGTTTGTTCTAAAAGACGGGTTATGGTTTTGGTTTGCAAAATAGCGTAAATCAATATTGTTTATTGCTAGGTCGGCTTTTTGCTTTTGTAAAGTCTCTTGCTCCTTTAATCTCTCAAGTTCTTTTAATCTCTCAAGCTCTAATTTTTCTTGTTCTAATTTTTCTTTATCTTTATCTTGCTCTTGTGTTTGAATTAAATCTATACTTACTACTTTTAATTGTTTTGATTTTTTCTTTTTTTCTTTATTTTCTTTTGTTTCTTTTAATGTGGTGCTAATGTTAAGCATTTTATTATAAATTTATTTTATATTTTTTAATTGAACTCGTGTCGAATTATAAAATAATTCATTTCCTATTGTTGAAAATCTATTTGGATTAAAGTCTTGAAATTGTTGTTCTCTAAATAATAAATGGCTATCTAAATTTTCATTTTTGGGTGCAAAATTTATGTTATTTTCATATAAATCACTGGTGCTAGGTGGAATATATGCTTTTTGGTCCGCCTTTTGTAGAGCAAAAAACTGATTTCTCAAAGTAGATTCTCTATCTACATTGGAAGCAAACCCGCAATAATGCATTTTTCTAGTTCCAGGAAAGAAAACAGAACTAGTATCATAATTATTATAATTTTGTATAGGCTCTACTGATTTTACTAGCGGAGCAACAGTCGGCATAAATGTATATTTAGTATTTACTGGCCTAAATGAAAAATTCATAGTTAATCCACTTGATGGATAGTTTCTATTAGAAATTTCACTATTTATAAAATTTTGCTTATCAAAATTAGCTAGCTTTATATTATAAACATCATTATCAATAGTTACACTCATTATTAATAATATAATATATATAATTATAAAAATAATATAATTATAATATTTAAAACTAATATTTAAAACTAATATTTAAAGGCACAAAAAAAAACCTATATAATTTATAACATTAGCTCTATATTGTTTTCTACAATCTATTAACGCCGTTTAATATTATAATTTAAATAATATTTAAAATCATTTAAATTATGCTTATGCTGCATTTTGCTAGTAAGCATTAATGTCTTATATTCTCTCGCTAGACTAGCCCTATGATTGCGTTGCTCTTTCTTAAATTGCTGGAACCTATTTTTCTCTTGTGCCCTTAAATACTCTAGGTCAAACATATTTGACATAAGGTTATGATTAGATAACAAGCTCATTAACACGAGCGCTGATGTTGCCATATTAACTTAATAATAAATAATAAATAATTATAAGAAGAAATCAATTTTATTTACTGACGATGATGTTGTTTGTATATATCACTTTTTAATTGATTTACAAAGCGACTATGTTTTTTTGAATGTTCTCGTGATAAAACTTTTATATAATCTTTAAAAGGTATTCCGTGGACGTTACCAGAATTGATTATGTCAGTTATATAATGAAAATATAAATTAGCTTTAGGTTCAGCCTCTTCTTGCAGTTGAGATAAGCACGGTGCTAATTTATCTATAGTGTTAAAACTAAAAGTATGCAGCTTCTCATCTAAATGTTTGTAGAAGTCTTTAAGCATATTTTCATTTAACTTAATTTGAGTTGTATACTCATTATATTCAGCCACGTTATTATTTTTCAAAAGCTGAACAAGATGATGTCTAATGTCACTGCCATTTTTTTCCGAAATAGAACTTTCACTAGGAGTTGTTGTTCTACTAGTTCTACTAGTTCTACTAGTTCTACTAGTTCTAACACCTCCTTTACTATAAGTTCTACTAGTTCTAACACCTCCTTTACTATAAGTTCTACTAGTTCTAACACTTCCTTTACTATAAGTTCTATAGTTTTTGCCTGTACGCTTTCTTTTTTTTCTTGTTTTCTTCTTACGCATTTTTATATATATAAAAATTATTTTATATAAAAAAATATAACAACATTTTTACATTATAAATTATTAGTTTTCAAGACCCGTTTTATCATTAGTAAACCAAATCATTTTAATAGTAGCTATATTATTTTCAATAATGTTATACGATACGCTTAAAGCATAAAAACTTATTAATTTATAATAGTCTTCTTCGCGTATCCACTTTAATACTTCATTATAGTTATTATAGTTATATGAAATTAGCACTATATTCGGTATAAAATGCTGAATTTCTTTATGTCTAATAGTTTCAAGCTCTGCCCACTTTTCATTTTTTCCAAATAATTCATAATTATAGTTGTCCAGTATATATTCATCCATAGTTAAATAATGGTTACTAGAATAATTATACAAATCCAAATATTTCGTTATATTAGATTCATTCATAACAATAAGCTCTACGCTTTTTTTAACACTAGCAATCAAATCATTAGCCTTAAGCATCTTTATTCTTACTTTTAATATATTACTATTAATATATTACTATTAATATATTACTATTAATATATTACTATTAATATATTACTAACAACTTAGTCAATTTTTTTATATATCATTTTTTGTATGATGTTTTGTTAACTTATTATTTATTTCTACAATACATTGACTTGTAGAAGTTTCAAATAAGTCCGGTATAAACGAGTGAATAAGCGCTTTAATTGCTGAAATAAACAATATAGCAACATAATTTAAAGAAATAAACATATGTTCAAAATAGCCCATATTCATTGCTTTTAAATGCTTAAATTCGAAAAACATTTTTTCTATAACATAATATATTAATATTTTTCTAATAACTTTTATATAAAAATGTATTAATATTATGAAATATATTATTTATATGATATAACGTATAACTTAAATATAATAAACTAATTATTAGTGCCACGACTTTTCTCGATATAGTATAAGGCCAATAAGGTAAATAATATATTATTGCTAATGCTATTAGGCCAAACACATATATAATATTATTATATGCAAAGTGCCTTTTAACATTTAACAATGGATAAAAACCTGCAATGTGCATAATTAGCCCACCAATTAAAATTCCTAACAATTGTTCTCGCTTACTCTTATTATAGGAGTCAATTAAACCAACTATTCCAATTAATAAGAAGTTTAAACTTACATATTTAATATAAGAATTAAAATAGTATATTAACACTAAAACAAGAGGAACTAAAACCCAACTTAATTCACCATTACCTATTTTATAATGATAGTAATAAATAGCATTGTTTTTGAATGTTAGTTCCATTATTATTTTTGTAATTATATATAACTAATTTTTATAATTATTATAAAATTTTCAAAATATTAATAATTAGTTATATATAATGACATCTAAAGTTGTCGGTGAAGGCACATATGGTTGTGTATTAAAACCGCCAATTTTATGTAATGAAACTAGTAATCTTGTAGCACAAGATTATGCTAATAAAATATCCAAAATAATGACCAGACAACACGCTATTAATGAAAATGCAGAATATAGCGCAATAAATAATATACAAGGTTTAGATAAATATGCTATAACTGGACCGCTATTGTGTAAGCCTTTATTAGACAAAAATTTTAATGCTAGCGTTAGTAAATGTAAAACGCTAAAAGTTAAAACCGCGTTTAAGAATACTAAGGATGATTTACGTATGTTATTATTAGAAGACGGAGGATTAAGCATATATGATCATATAACTAAAGTATTTATGCTACAAAGCTTAGACGAAAAGAAAGTCTTTTTGACCTCATTAATAAAATTGTTTGATGGACTACTCTTTTTTCAGTCTAACGAAATTATGCATAGAGATATTAAATTAGCCAATATGGTATATAATGTAAATAATGGTAGAGCAAAATATATTGACTTTGGACTAATGACAAACTTTAAAAGATTTGCTAAAAGATGTAGTTCAAATAGTGAGAGATTAGGAATAAGTCACAGTTATTATGCTCCTGAAAATAGTTGCTCAAACAAATATTCGTTTAATTCTAATAAATTAAAATGCACTAAAATTAAAGAGCATTTTAAAACACACGAGGACTTCATTAGTTATTTACAAAAATCTTTTGACATTTATTGCTTGTCTTTAGCATTATTAAATATGATGCATGTTTTAGATTATAAAAATAAAGGTCTAAAAAAACAAGCTATTGTACAGTCGTTTTTTGAGGAAGTTAGTATATTATTGCTTGATTATGTTAAATATGATGTTAGCAAGAGAAATATTAATATATTGCAACTTAAAGAAAAGTATATAAGCTTGCTAAAAAAACACAATTGTTATTTAAAGAAGGCCATGCAACAACCCTCCCCAGAAGTTATTGATGTAATAGAAAAAATAAAGCAAAAAGAGTTTAAAGCCGACTTAGCCAAAATATGCCCTCCTGCTAAGCCAGTGCTAAATCCTTCTACAAACAGATGCGTTGCTGACTGCAAAACAGGGTTTATTAGAAATAAGAGCTTTAGATGCGTTAAAATGAATTTAGCAAAGGATTTAGCAAATAGTAAGAAGAGTGGTAAGAGTGCAAGTATAACAAGAAAAAAGCATAACACTAGTCTAGTAGTTAATAGTTCTTCAATTGCTAAAAAACAACACTGTATAAGCAAGAATAAAGATTATAATCACATTACAAAGCGTTGTAATGCTAAATGCCCTAAGCATAAAACACGTAATTCATTATTTAAGTGCGTTTAAATATTAAATAGGGAAAAAATTGAATATAATTGACACATAATTTTTATAGTTTATAGTTTATAATTTATATTAATAAAGTATAAAATGGATACTTATTATAATGAAAAAATTAGTGATTATGATTTATGTGGAACACAATATAGTATTGAAGTTTTAACAAAGCATATGCATTATTTAAATAAAAAAGTGGTGCTTAACACTCAACATCTAACAGCCCATTTTTGTGTAAGATTTATTTTAGATATGGACATTGAGTCGGGAAGTGAAGACAGCTATTGTTATGATAAAAATCATATTCTTAGTAGGCAAAAACATATTACAAGCGAAGAATTTGACAAAGCTTATGAGTTATATAATAGCTAAATAACATATATGAAAACATATTAAAGCATAAAATATATGTTTTATTTAATAAGCTATGGATATAGAACTCCTGCAACAAGCATTAGAAAATGATGCTAATTTAAATATTATTAATACAAATATTCAAGAGATTAAGCGCAAGAAAAACGAAATATTGCAAGAGCTTGGTCTTAAGCGTGACGATTTGAAGAGTTTTCATAAAAAATTAAACGGTTATATGTATGTTGACAACTTAAAGGATTTAAAATATGGGCGAAATATACGATGGGTTAATTTAAAAAAAATAGAGCATATTAAAATAACTAATGGGTCTATTTTATGTGATATTAAAATACACGACAAAGGAATTGCGCTAGTTTTAAAAGGCTATAATCACAGTTTTATTACGCTCTATTTAAATGAAAATATCATATTTCAAAAAATAAATGATGAAGAAAAAATACTCCTTAAAGCAGTCGACTATTTAAATAAACAATAATAGTACTAATATTTATAGTATACTAATAAAATTGATTGTTTAGCTATACTTGTTTTTTTTCATTATAAACAAGTATAAATATACTAATGATTTGCACGCCTTGTGACTATTTAAATATTAAGGAATTGCCTAATGATGTTGGAGAGATTATTAATGGTCACATTTTTAAAGACTATCAATTTCTCGCAAAACTTAAAACAACGTGTAAGGCGCTACATAAATCTATTAGTGTTTTTGCTATTGCTAAATTAATGTTGTCTAGCAAACTGGGACAATTTAGTTTTCGCGAATTATGTATTAATGTTGATTGTTATGAAGACAGTTATGATGTGTTTACATTTGTTCATAACTATTATTATAGTCGCTACTTACATTCAAGACAATATGCGTTGAATGCTACAATTATTATAGTTAATGCTAAATATTATAATTTTAAATCTCATTATTGTTGCGAGTGCTTGAAAAAGTTTGTGCTTGTTGGTTGTAACTCAAATGTAATAGAAAACTATCAAAACTCTGAAGAAGTTAATATTATATTTTAATGCAAAAAGGCATTAAAGACCAAAAAAATTGATTGTTTTTTTTCGCATCTATTTAATGAGCATAAAATATGGTTCTCGCCTTTTGTGACCTTGACAATGATGTTATTCAAATTATTATAGG